GGATGAACAGGTGGTCGAGCGCGATTTTCTCGATGACTTTTTGTTTGTCAGGTTGTTTCATGGTTGGGGTTCTCATGCGTTGTGGATCTGATTGGCTTTGTCAAAACCAACCCACTGGCCTTGCTTGTCCAGGCCCCGGTTGGCGAGTTCCTTGCGGGCCAGATTGTTGAGGTCAAGCTCGCCGTTGGCGACGGCGACCAGGACCTTGTTCAAGGCGAGCTGGATGAATCCAAGCTCTTCGAGAGTGAAGGTGGCGGCGGCTTCGGTGGGCATTGCAATCTCCTGTGTGCGTTGCGATGTAGAGCATTGACGCTCTGATTCAAGAAGAAGCCAAGTTGATTTCGCGACGTGTCGCTTATTGCTTGAAAGACGATTGATATGCCGCGAAGTGCGCCCACGCCTTGCAGATATCCGGGATGTATGGCTGTGCTTTCAACGCCTGGCTACTGCATCGCCCACCGCTCACTTGTTCATCGGGATTACGGCCGCGCAAGGCGTAGTTTTGATACCGAGGTCGGGTTCTATCAATCAGCGAATTGGCGGCGCTTGCGTGCCAGTCTCCTGCGCCTGCACCCCCTTTGCCGGGCGTGTGCTGACCAAGGGCTAACGGTCGCTGCAACGGTGGTTGACCACGTTGTGCCGATCAAAGACGGTGGTGCGCGCCTGGATGCAGCCAATCTGCAAGCACTGTGTGTGCCTTGCCATAACCGCAAGACGGCTGCGGAGACTTCGCGGCGCAGTGCAGGGGGGTAGGGGGTCTGAATCTCTACGTTTGGTACCCAAAGATGCGCGCGCCAGCTCAAATTTTTGCGCGTGCAAATTGAACTAGGGGGGGCTCCCCCTCCCCGGCCCCTCTGTGCGTCTTCGCACACAGCATTTACCGATTTATGTGCGGCAACACACATTCACGGCACCTTGAGTGCGAACTGGAATAAAGATGGCTGGACGAAAACCACTCCCCACCAAGGTAAAGCAGATCAAGGGGACCCTGCAAAAGTGCCGTACAAACCTTAGAGAGCCCAAGCCGACTGGCGACCTGGTGGACCCGCCTGATTACATGCCCGAAGGAGCCAAGGCGGCTTGGCGATATGCACTTGAGTGTGCGCCACCGCACTTACTCAGGCGACTGGATATGTCAGTCCTCGAGGTTTGGGCTTGCGCCGCCGACCTGTACCGAAAGGCACAAGCAGGTATCGCGAAGACAGGGTTGCTCGTGAAAGCACCCAACACCGGCGTGCCAATGCAGTCGCCATATTTGGCCATTGCCAACAAGCAGGCACAAATCATGACCAAAGCGGCCACGGAGATGGGGTTCACACCCGCATCCCGATCCCGTGTCACCTTGCCTATGGAAGCGGCGGACGATGACTTGGACCCTTGGGCCGATATTGCAGGATAAGTTCAATGGCTCAAGACAGTTATGCGGACATTGCCAAGATGTACGCAGAGAGGGTCGTGGCCGGAGAGATTCTCGCGTGCAAGTGGGTCAAGGCGGCCTGCCAGAGGCAGCTCAGTGATCTGAAGAAGTACAAGGGCAAGACCAGTCCCTACCGGTTCAATCCCAAGCTCACAAGCAAGAGCGGCAAGACCTACTACCCGGCGGACAATCTGTGCGCTTTTATTGAGCGGCTGCCGCACGTCAAGGGGCCGCTTGCGGGAGAGCCCATCACGCTGGAGCCGTGGCAGGTGTTCATCCTCACGACGGTTTTCGGATGGGTCAAGGCCGATGGGACGCGGCGCTTTCGCCGCTCATACATCGAGGTTCCACGAGGCAATGCCAAGTCCACCCTGTCGTCTGCGGTAGGCCTGTACATGTTGGCTGCCGATGGTGAGGGAGGTGCCGAGGTGTATTCGCTGGCCACCACCCGTGACCAGGCTCGCATCGTGTTTGGTGATGCCCAGACCATGGCGCGCCGCAGCCCGGGGTTTCGCAACCGGTTTTCGGTAAACGTCGGGGCGCACAACATGAACGTGTTGTCGTCTGGGTCAAAGTTTGAAGCACTCTCAGCCGAAGGTTCCACGCTGGACGGTCTGAACATTCATTTTGGTTGCGTCGACGAATTGCACGCGCACAGGACCCGCACGGTGTACGACGTGGTCGAGACCGGCACCGGCAAGCGGGACAACTCGCTCTTGTGGGTGATCACCACGGCAGGCAGCAACCGCGCGGGCATCTGCTACGAGGTCCGCTCGTTCGTGACCAAGCTGCTTGATGGCGTGTTCGAGGATGACACCCAGTTCGGAATCATCTACGGGCTTGATGATGGAGATGACTGGACAACTGAAGAGTCGCTGATCAAGGCCAACCCTAACTGGGGCATTTCGGTGAGGTCCGAGGTGCTCGGGCCGCTGCAGGCCAAAGCCATGCAACTGCCCAGCGCCGTCAACAACTTCAAGACCAAACACCTCAATGAATGGGTGAACGCCGACACGGCCTGGATGGACATGCGCTCCTGGGATGCCTGTACCGAGCACGGGATGTTCATTGAGCAATTCGAAGGCCAGCCCTGCTGGATTGGCCTGGACCTGGCCAGTAAGACTGATATTGCTGCCTTGGTGGCGGTGTTCCGGCATCCTGAGATTTCGGATGCCTACGTGACCTTTGGCAAGTACTACCTGCCCGAGGACACGGTCAACGGCGCAGGCAACAGCCAGTACGGCGGCTGGATGCATTCGGGGCGGCTCATCGTCACCCCGGGCAACGTAATCGACTTTGGCTGGATCGAGTCGGATTTGCTGGACATGGCAACCCGTTACGAGATTCAAGCGGTGGCCTTCGACCCGTTCCAGGCCACTCAGCTTTCGACTCGGATGCTGGCCGAGGGTCTGCCCATGATCGAGGTGCGCCCCACGGTGCTGAACTTCAGCGAACCGATGAAGACCCTGGAAGCGCTAGTCCTGCAAAAGAAGCTCGTCCATGACGGCGACCCGGTACTGGCCTGGATGGCCAGCAACGTGGTGGCGCATCTGGACGTCAAAGACAACATCTATCCACGCAAGGAGCGAGCAGAAAACAAGATAGACGGCATCGTTGCACTGATCATGGCCCTCTCAAGGGCGATCAAACCGGGGGACTCGGTTGTGCTCGGATCCGACTATGAGTTGATGGTGCTCTGAGGCAATGGGACTTTTCACATTCATCGATCGATTCAGAGCCTCGAGCAGTGACCGATCCCCTTGGGGAGACTTCTTCTTTGAACCGGTGTCGGTGCGCAGCGCCTCAGGCATGCGCGTCTCGCCTGACGGGGCGTTGCGGCTCGCGGCGGTGTATGCCTGTGTGCGCATCCTGTCGGAGACCATGGCATCTCTTCCGGTGGTGGTTTACCGCCAGCGCAAGGACGGAGGCAAGGATCGGGTGATCGATCACTGGCTCTACGGCCTTCTGGCCCGCAAGCCCAACCGGTTCCAGAACCCATTCGAGTGGCGCGAGATGCTGCAGGGGCACCTGGCTTTGCGAGGCAATGCTTTCTGCCAGATCATCTCCAACCCCAAGGGAGAAATCACCGAGCTCATGCCGCTTCACCCAGATCGGGTGCGCATGGAGGTTATGGACAGCGGGGACTTCCGATACCGGGTTCGCATGCAAAACGGGGATGAAACCGTATTCCCACGTGGGCAGATCTGGCACCTGCGCGGCCTGTCCTCGGACGGTCTGATGGGCATGAGCCCCATCGAGTTGGCCCGTGAGAGTCTGGGCATGGCGCTGGCCGCTCAGGACTACGGGGCACGGTTCTTCACGAACGACGCCAAACCCACGGGTGGCTGGATTGAGTTTCCGGGCACTTTCAAGGACCCTGAGGCCAAGCGGGTGTTCAGGGATTCCTACCAGGCGGCGCAGTCCGGCTCCAACCGGGGCAAAGTTTTGGTGCTGGAAAACGGCATGAAGTTCCATGAGGTGGGGGTCACGAACAAGGACGCCCAGTTCCTGGAGCTGCGCAAGTTCCAGATCACGGATATCGCCCGGCTGTTCCGGGTGCCTCCACACATGATCGCGGACTTGGATCGAGCGACATTCTCGAACATCGAGCAGCAGAGCCTGGAATTCGTCATGCACACCATGACGCCTTGGGCCGAGCGCTGGGAGGCCTCGATCGAGTCGGACCTCATGCTCGATGGTGACCAACTGGAAGTCGAGTTCGACTTTGCCAACCTGATGCGCGGGGATGCGGCAAGCCGCTCAGCCTACTACCAAAGCGGCATCCAAAACGGCTGGCTCACCCGCAACGAAGCACGGATTGCAGAAAACCTCAACCCGCTGCAAGGCTTAGACCAACCCCTTCGCCCGCTGAACATGGTGGAAGAAGAGGACGCCGAAGAGGCCGAGCAGGAAAACGAACCCAACGACTCAGAGCCCAACGAGAACGATGCACCCTCTGGTGATCAGGAGATGAGCATGCGCTTTCGCAAGCTGGTGCAGTCAAACGCAAGCCGATTGGGCAGGCGAATTGCACGCAAAGGCGTCCTTGATACCAATGAGATCCATCTGATCTCCCAGGCCTTTGGGCTCAATGAGAGCCATGTGCGTACCTGGGCTCAACAGCAAATACAGCCCTTTGAGGAAAACGCACTGGCTGCTTCCCTGATTCAACTTGGAATGAACACATGAACAAACAACTTCTGCTCTCCGAATTCCTGACCACGCCCTGGGCGCTGATGCCCGAGCGTTTGCAGGCCATGTCCGGCATCCTGACGCGCTGGTCTGTGGGCGAGCCGCCCAGCGACGAAACCCTGTTTCAGGTCAATACCGATCGCCTTATCCGTGACACCCGAAAACAAATGGCGGCCGCCAGCACGGGCACGGGCATCGCGGTGCTACCCCTGTACGGGGTGGTGACGCAGCGCGGCAACATGGTCGATGACATTTCCGGGCCGGGCAGCACCAGCACCCAGCAGTTCACTTCGGTCCTGCGCCAGATGTTGACCGATGATACTGTGGGCCAGATCCTGATCGACATCGACAGCCCTGGTGGCAGTGTCTATGGAGTCAGTGAGCTGGCCAGCGAAATCGTCAAGGCCCGTACCCAAAAGCCGGTCATTGCCGTGGCCAACAGCCTGGCGGCGTCTGCTGCTTATTGGATTGGCTGTTCGGCCAGCGAGTTCTATGTCACCCCGGGTGGCGAGGTGGGCTCAATCGGTGTGTGGCAAGCCCACTTCGATTATTCGAAGGCTCTGGAAGAAGAAGGGGTCAAGCCCACCCTGATTTCAGCGGGCAAATTCAAGGTCGAAGGCAACCCGTATGTTCCGCTCGACGAGCAGGCACAGGCCTTCATGCAATCCCGTGTGGACGACTACTACAACGCATTCGTTGAAGCAGT